GCGGGTTGCTGGTCTTCTTGGTCGACTTGCGACCCGTCGCCGGCTCGCCGCCTTCCTCGACCTCCAGCGCTTCCGCGCTGCCTTCGGCAACGATCGACGCGCCTTCGGGCGTCGCATACGCATCACCGACCTGCATGTCGCCGGCGGCGATCTGCTGCGGCGCCGTCGGGTTCGGCCCCGACGGGCCGATCGCCGCCATCACGACCGGAGCGGTCGGCGTGCGCGCCTCGCCTGGTTCGACGAGACCGACGTCCTTGGTCTTGTTCTTCAGCGGCTTGTCGTCCTCGCCGTAGATCTTGTCGTCGAGATCGATCTCGTCGGTGTCGATGAACACCGGCGTGTTGGCGGGGACGAGCCGGCCGTCGATGAAGCTGACGCCGGTCGTCACCATCTGCTTGCGTGCCATGATGCGCTCTCCTTAGAAGCCGGTGTTCGACGGCAGGTACGGCTGCCGATCCGTGTCCGCCACGATATAGGCCGACACCGCGCCCGCGGTCATCGTGCCGACCGTGGTGTAGCGAAAGCCGATATAGCGCTTCGTGTTGTCGGGGATGACGATGTCCATCAGCGGCGGACCCGCCGACGTTGCCTGCGCCACCGGGACCGCGTTGCCGGTCGCCAGCACATCCGGCGACGACAGATCGGCGTTCGCCGACTGGAGCAGCTGGACCTGGACGCTGGTGCCGCCGGCGAACGTCTGCGTCGCGGTGACGAACGCCTTGCGCACCCGGCCGCGCCCGACGTTGGTCGCGGGCGAAAGCAGGTCGATGACGTTCGTCGAGACGGTGGTCGCGGCTGCGCCCACCAGGCTCTGTGCCTGGCTGGGGCGAAGCTGTGCATCGGTAATCATGATCTTATCTCCCTATGATGTTGCAGCTTCGCGCCCGATCAGACGACCTGCGCCTCGTTGACGTTCATCGCGTCGGTCCGCAGGATCGGCACGTCGCCGAACGTCGTCATCTTCCGACCGCCGACTTCGCTCATCGAGAGGAACGCGTTCTTCTGGTTGACGAGCTGGCGCTGGAAGAACGCCTGCATGTTGCGGTCCATCAGGAAGAACGCCTTCCCGTTGTCCATGTCCTGCACGCGCGTCGACGCCTGGATCATCAGATCCTGGATGTCGGCGCCGGTCGAGCCCGACTTGGTCAGCGTCGCCGGATCGATGTTGGCGATGCGGACCGCATAGCGCCAGTCCTTGACCATCATACCGCAGCGCCACAGCCAGTGATCGCGGAAACCGATGTACGGGTTGCCGCTGGCGTCGAGCAGCGTCTGACCGCCGCCGTTCTCGCTGGTGCCGGCCGCGTGGCTGGTCGCGTCCTCGTGCAGCAGTCCGCCCTTCGTGCCCTTCGGGTAGATGCCGGTGATCGTGTCCGGCCCCGAGACGATCAGCCAGATCGAACGCAGCGCCGCGCCGGTGCCGCCGGCGTTGATGACGTTGTTCGCGGTCGCCGACACGCTGGTCTGCAGCGAGTTGTAGCGCGGCGCGAGACCGGTGAACGACTTCGGGTCGGCGGCATTGTTGCCGTAGATCAGGGTCTGCGCCATGCGGTGACCCATGCCGATGATGTGCGGGCGTCCTTCCTGCAGACGATAGCCGGCGATGTTGCCCGAGAGGATCGCGAGTTCGCGATCGCACTGGCTGAAGTCCTCGAGCAGCGCGCAGGTCTCTTCGATCTGCGTGACCGCGCCCTTGGTGACGGGCACGCCCTCGTTGATCGCGCGGAACGATGGCGTCGGCAGCGCGGTGCGCGCGGCATCGCGGTGACCGGTAATGAGGTTGCCCTCACGCCAGTTGAACATCTCGAGGAACGGGTTCGTCTGCGTCAGGATTTCGCTGATGTCGAGCAGCTTGCCCTGCGGATCGAGGACGGACAGAACGTCGTTGAGCGTCTGTACGCCGGTTGCGGTAACGGCCATCTATTGTCTCCCTATGCCGGCTTGCCGTAATACTTTTCTTCGCGGGTCAGCGGTGCAGCCGGCGTACCGCCACCGCGTTCGAAGCTCGTGTCCTCGCCGATCGCATTGCCC